CAACAAGTACTCGCCAGTGAGACTGGTGTAGCCCTGTCGTCGGCTATCCGTGCAGGTAATCCTAACCTCACACCTGAGCAGGTAGAGACTGCTGTCTTCGAGCAGCTTAATGAGATCACTCTACTCAATCAGGGTGTAGAACTTGAGAGGGCACGTATTGCTGCGGGTAAGCCTATCCAAGTATCCCCTATCGTAGACTCTATTCAGTCTGACTTCCGCCTTCTGGCTGGTCAGGTTGAACGCATTCGTCAGGATGGCATTGTCACCAAGGCTGAGTACGACAATGCTGTACTACAGACCCGTGCCCTTATCTCCTCTAAGTATGCAGCCTTCGGCTCTAACACACAAGTTAAGGCTATCCAAGACCAGATGTTTGGTCTGCTGGATGACATTGGTAAGGGTGTGTCTCAGGACCAACTTGATGTTCAGCTTGATGCTGTACAGGTAGCCCTACAACAGGCTGACTTCAACCCTGCTACTATCGCTACTGTTCGTGCCTTGGTTAAAACCAACCCTGAGAAGTTCTCTGAAATCCTCAAGGACCAGCTAGGTGCTGAGGGTGAGAGCTTCGTCAACGCCTTGGATAAAATCTGGGATGCTCCTGCACCTGACATGGAGCTAGACAACTTCTTCGGTAATGACACACGGCCCAGTACTAACCCTGAGACTACAGGTTCTAACCCTGCCCTCATGGAAATCCCCTCAGTCAGTAAAGACCCTGCGGCTTACGAGAACGTAGTCAACAACTTCTCTGACTTGACTGGCTCAGCTAACCCTACCAACATCATCCAGTCTGAGACTGCACGTAACTCGTGGATCAAGACAATGAATGTTACCGCCAGTGCTGTAGCCTCCCAGAGTGACGAGTATATCCTTGGTGAAAAACTACTCAACAAGTTTGCTAACAATGGTGTCCTCGGTAACCTTGATGCTGTGTACCGTACAGACCCCCTTAACGCAGCCCAGACTAACGATGCACTACAACAAGCCCTAGCTGCTGAACGTATCCGTAACGACAATGAACTGAACCAGCGGGTTAACTCTGGTATGGGTCGTGGCGGGATGGTCGTTGTTAACCCAGACGGTCAACTACAGCTAAACAATGAACTGATTACTGCCAATGCTTCCAGCCTTGTAGGCGGTGAGGCTGCTTGGAACGACATGCGTAGTAAGGTTGAGGCTGCTGGTGGCCTTGAGGCGTTCCTCAGGCTTCCTAAGGTTACAGTCAATGGCGCTAACCCTGCTGCTTCTGTCAATGTTAAGGGTCAGACGTACTTCCTGAGTGACATGCTGGGTACTAACTTCGAGGCCATTGCTAAGCTCTCGAATAACATGCGTCTGATCGACACCAAGCTCCGTAACCTTACAGCCTTGGAGGAGAAGTATAGCTCTGCTACTGTTTTGTTCCGTGGGTCACCCAGCCCAGCACCTGCACCTGAGTCTCAGGCCCTTGCTAGTGAGGTTGTAGACAGTGTACAGGGTGCAATCACACAGAGTACTCTCCCTGCACAGGGTACAACCCCAGACACAGCCTTTAGTGTAACATCAGAAGAGGAGTTTGATCGCCTTGAAATTGGTAGTTACTTTATTAACCCTTCTGATGGTCGTATCCTACGCAAGACCACTCAGAGAGGAGGGTAGTATGGCAGGCCTAGATTTTTCTAAGTTTGGTGAAGAAGTTGAAAACACTCCATCTCTCCCTAAGCGGGGGGACACAGGGCCTCAGGTAACTGAGATACAACAGGCCCTAGCTGATAGAGGCATTCAAGAGGTTGGTGAGGTAGATGGAGCCTTCGGGGTCAAGACTGAACTAGCTATCCAGACATTTCAGGGTGAGGCGGGGTTACCCCGTACTGGTGTGTTGGACGCAGCTACACGTACAGCCATCCTAGATAAACCTCTCGACTTCACAGAGGAGGGTGAGGCTACGGTCAAACCCCTAGACTTCTCATCCTTCGGTGAAGCCATAGAGACTCCAGAACCTAAGACCACTACCCCTCCTACAGGTGACTTACGTAGTCTAGCTGTAGACCAGTTAAAGCTGCACGAGGGCTTCAAACCCTACCCTTACAAAGACAGTAGGGGTTTCTGGACAATCGGTATCGGCCACCTTATTGGAGACGGTTCTAGTAAAGGGGAGTTTGCTCAGTACTCAGAGAGTAACCCTATGCCTGAGGGGGAAGTACAGAGACTGTTTGAGGAAGACTACGAGAAACATGCCCGTATAGCTGAACAGTACCCAGCATACGAAACAATGAATGAGACAGGTAAACTAGCCCTTATTGACATGACCTTCAATATGGGTGATCTGCGGAAGGGTTGGCCTAATACTCTCAAACTCCTTGAGGAGGGTAAGTATGAGGAGGCGGCACAGGTTATTGAGAACAGCAAGTACGCCCGTCAGGTAGGTAACCGGGCTAAAACAATCGCTTCTCAGATTAGAGCAGCAGGTGAGTGAGCTATGAGACTTCTTGTAGCCCTCACTCTAGTCCTGCTCCTTGGTGGTTGTCTCAGTCCTCTCTCCCTCCTAGGTGGGGGTGGTCCTAACGTAGCAGCTAACGTACAGGCAGGGGCTGAGAACAACCAGACTGGTGCTCAGGTAGGTGACATCATCAAGGCTGAGACTGTGAACTCAGGGGTGGCTCCCAGTGGCTCTGTCGGCAGTCTCAACGTAAGTAATCAGGATATCCCAGCTTGGGTTATTCTTCTTCTGATCCTTGGATGGATACTCCCTTCTCCTCAGGAAATGTGGAGAGGCTTCTTAAAACTAATAACAATGGGTAGATACCGTGGATAACAACTCTTGGCACCTCTCTAAGTCCGTACCAGTCACACTAATCTTTGCTGTAGTCTGTCAGACAGTGGCTGTTGTGTGGTACATGTCAAATCTTGACAGTAATGTAGAGGCTAACGTCAAGGAGATTGCTCGTCACGAGGTACGTATCGTTAAACTTGAGGAGACTACACTCGCCCTGTCAATCCTCAATGCACGTATCGACGAGAACATTAAGGCTATTAGGCAGATGATGGAGGAAGGCCGTGACTAAGAGTAAGAAAGACCCACGACTAGAACGTGCTGGTGTCTCTGGCTACAACAAACCCAAGGCTACACCTAACCACGCTACTAAGTCACACGTAGTTGTGGCTAAAGAGGGGGACAAGATCAAGACTATCCGCTTCGGCCAGAAGGGTGTCAAGGGTAGCCCCGATGGCACTGCTCGTAACAAGGCCTTTAAGGCACGTCATGCCAAGAACATTGCTAAGGGTAAGATGAGTGCCGCATATTGGGCCAATAAAACAAAGTGGTGACTTGCCTTAAATGGTAATACCTGATATACTTCTTTCAATAACCGAAAGGAGAAACAATGGTTACCAAAGGTGAAGACGGGAGATTCTATAAAGAATGTCCTCAGTGCGGAGAAAGTCAAAGTTACCTCCGCAAAAACTACGCAGAAGAATCCCTACGTCTTGGTAAGGTTTGTAAGAAGTGTTCAAACAGAAACACTGACAACTCCCATAGGGGCTGGCATAGGGGTGTAAGAGTATCTTGGTTTAACAAGTTTATGTCCGGAGCCGAAACACGAGGGATTGATTGGTCAGTGAGCATAGACGATGTGGCTGACGTTATGGAAGGCCAAGGAAGCGTATGTGCTTTAACTGGGTGGAGTATTGTGTTTCCTGAGTGGGGTCACTCAGATAAAGCCCCTGCTTCAATAGACCGTATTGATAATAGCTTAGGCTACACCAAGAATAACATTCAACTGGTAGTTAGAAAAGTAAACATGATGAAACAGCAGTACAGCCAAGAAGAGTTTATAGAAGTCTGTAAGGCTGTAGCAAAGAAGGAGAGCCAAGATGGCTAAAGGACTATATGCAAACATTCATGCCAAGCGTAAACGTATTGCGGCTGGCAGTGGAGAGAAGATGAGGAAGCCCGGTGCTAAGGGTGCTCCTACTGCCAAGGCTTTCAAACAGGCAGCTAAGACTGCAAAGAAAAGGAGTAAGAAATAATGCCAATGAAGAACGGTAAGAAGATGTCATACGGTAAAGGGGCTACAACTAAGAAGCCAGCTACCAAGAAGAAACCAATGACAAAGAAGAAATAAGCAGAAGGCCCCAAGGAGAAATCCAAGGGGCCTTTTCTTTTAGG